TACAACAAGCAATACCAAAAGAATTTCCCTACAAGCTAAAAACTGGCGCAAACTATAAGATTTTATCAGATGTGTGACTATTTATTAGAAAATCACAATGAGCAAATCTTTAAAAGATATTGACTATACATCAATCAATTACAACTCTTTTAAAAAAGTCTTCCACAGACAGTTGAATGAGTTAGAGAGTGCTGCAGGTGCTGCTGATGAAGAAAAGGCTGCAAAGCTGCAACAAGACAAAGCCAAGATTGATCAACAAATTGCTCAGTTACAACAAAAGAAAGCTGCTTTACAAAAGCAGATTGACGCAATTGAGAAAAAATAATGAGATCACAATTACTTTGCACATTCACTTTTTTGGATAGATTACCAACATGTATTGGTTTAATATACAAATCCTACGAGATTGATAACATATCAAACATGAAATGTTATTCCTATATGGAGAGTCCCAATCACGTCATATGTGTATATAACACAACATCGGTTGACAGAAGATTAAAAGATACAATCTCAATCAATAGAAAAAAAGAATCCAACACCTATTATAGCATTAATGCTTTAAATAGCTTAATAAGAGATCTAAACAATGGCGTTTTAGATAAAACCTTAGTAATAGATTGGAGTAATTACGTTGACATGATTTTGCTAGCAGATCCACAAAACGGATACAAACAAATAAAAATAAAAGAATTGGCAGTTTAAGTTTGCAGCCAGAGAAAAAAGTAGTATATTAAGTTAAGTAAAAGACTAATAAGGGAAGTAAAAAAAGTTTAGCAACATAGTTGCAAGTAATAAAAAAAGTCCCTATAGTAATAGAGTTAAGTAGTAACAATTAAAAACAAGTAAAAATGGCTATCAATTTAGACCAAATCAAACAGAAGTTGCAACAGATGCAACAAACAAGCAGTGGTGGTGGAAACAAAGCAAATGATCACATTTGGAAACCATCAGTAGGGAAATCACAAATTCGTATTGTTCCTTACGCATTCGACAAAAACAATCCATTTCAAGAATTGTACTTTCACTATGAAATTGGAAAGAGAACTATGATCTCACCAAGCTCATTCGGACGTCCAGATCCAATCATGGAGTTTGCTGAAAAGTTAAAAAAATCAGGAGACAAAGATGATTGGAAGTTAGGTAAAAAGATTGAGCCTAAGTTTAGAGTGTATGCACCAGTTATTGTTCGCGGTGCTGAGCACGAAGGTGTTAAGTTCTGGGCTTTCGGTAAACAAATCTATACTGAGTTATTAGGTATCATCTCAGATCCTGATTATGGTGATATTACAGATTTAATGAATGGTAGAGATTTAACTGTAGAGTATACAGCAGCAGAGAAAGAAGGAGCTTATCCAACTACAACAGTTCGCATTAAACCAAATCAAACTCCAGCAACAACTGATAAGGAAATCGCTGAGAAGATTGTAGGTGGTCAAAAGGATTTAAAAGATCTGTTTAGTGAGTTAAGCTACGAAGAAATGCATGATGCATTACAAAAATGGTTAGATCCAAGTAATGATACTTCTAATGGTACAAAAGCTGCAAGCAAACCTATCACAGGAGCTACAACAGCAACCAAGTCAGAAGACATTACATCAGCATTTGATTCATTATTTAATACTTAAAATTTATGGCAAAGCAGGCAAAAATTGCACCTGATGAGATATCAGGAAGGGACGAACTAGCTTCCCTATTAGCGGATAGCTTAAACAAAAAGTTCAAAGATTTTAAAGCTGCACATTTCTTGGGAGGTCAAGAAGAAACGCCAACAGATTTAACAGAGTGGATTGGAACAGGATCCACTCTCTTAGATCTTGCAATCTCAAATAGACCTAATGGAGGTCTCCCAGTTGGTCGTATTGTTGAACTCCAAGGTATGGAGGCATCAGGTAAAAGTTTAATTGTAGCACACACTTTAGCAAATACACAGAAGAAGGGTGGGTTAGCAGTTTACATTGATACTGAGAATGCTTTAAGTGAAGAATTTTTAACAGCAGTTGGAGTTGATGTGGCTAACATGTTATACGTTCCATTAGAAACTATTGAAGATGCTTTTGAAGCTGTAGAGAACATTATTGAGACAGTTCGCAAGTCATCAAAGGACAGATTAGTTACAATTGCATTAGACTCAGTGTCAGCAGCAACAACTAAGATAGAACAAGATGCTGACTATGATAAAGATGGTTGGGCAACTTCAAAAGCTATCTTAATGTCAAAAGCAATGCGTAAGATTACAAATATCATTGCTAAGCAAAGAGTGTTGTTGATCTGTACGTCACAGTTGCGTGAAAAGATGGGTGTGATGTTTGGAGACAAATATACTACTTCTGGTGGTAAAGCATTAGGGTTTCATGCAAGTTGTAGAATTAGATTGAAAGGTGTTGGTAAACTAAAAAGTGGATCTGGTAAGACTGAACAGATTATTGGAGTGCAAACTGAAGCACAAGTAATCAAAAACAGAATGGGACCTCCTTTCAAGAAAGCCACATTTGATATCTATTTCAGCTCTGGTATAGATGATTATAATAGCTGGTTGACTTTAATGAAAGATTATGGTATATTAAAACAAGCAGGAGCATATTACACTTTGGTGAATGAAGATACTGGAGAAGAGATTAGATTCATGTCTAAAGATTGGAAAGGTATGCTTTCAGCAGATCCAAGTTTAAAAGATTACTGTTACAATAAGATCTGCGATATATTCATTATGAAGTACAAAGCTCAACAAGAGATTGACCCAGATGAAGTATCGGTAGATGAAGATGACTTAGTTGACTAATGATAAATAAATATCAAAAACTAATTAACGAGCTTAGGTTACGACAAGGTGAAAATGAGACCACCAACAAAAACTCAAGGGTTTTAATTGTTGATGGTCTCAACACTTTTATTAGAAGCTATGCTGCAAGTCCAACAACTAACGGAGACGGAGTTCATGTTGGAGGTATATCAGGATTTCTGATGAGTGTAGGTGCTGCAATCAAATCAATTAATCCAACAAGAGTTATTATTGTGTTTGACGGCAAAGACGGCTCAGCAAGAAGAAGATCCCTTTATCCTGAATATAAAGCTAATCGCAAAGTAAAAATAAGATTGAATAGAAGTGAAACCGTTGATAAAGAGGACACTCAACTTATGCAACTAATGAGATTAGTAGAGTACTTAGAGATATTACCCTTTACAACAATTACCATTAGTGGTTCAGAGGCTGATGATGTTATAGCTTATATCTCAAATGACTACTTAGCTAATAAAGACTCACAAGTTTTTATAATGTCCTCGGACAAAGATTTTATGCAACTTGTTAATGATAGTGTACATGTCTGGAGTCCAACAAAAAAGGCAATGTTTTATACTGAGGATGTTCAATCTACTTATGGAATACCACCAACAAACTTTGCATTGTTTAGAGCTTTGATAGGCGACGACAGTGACAATATACCTGGTGCTTCAGGAGTAGGAGCTAAAACTCTTTATGAAAAATTTCCAAAGTTTTGTGCAGAGCCAATGAATATAGATGAATTCTTTGAGTACACAAAAGAGTTAGCAGCAGATAGTAAAGCTAAAATATACCAGAAGGTATTAGATGCAGAGCAAGATGTGCGACTATACTTTGAGATCATACAGTTGGGGGTTAGCAACATCAATATGAGCAATAAAATGAAAATCATAGAGATGATGGAACAACCAATTCCAAGATTAGCAAAGATTAAATTTCACACCATGTTGATTGAAGATAAAATGACCACTGCAATTAAAAACGTTGAAATGTGGTTAAGAGAAGTTACAACAAAATTAGATCAGCAAGCCTTGCTAGATTCAAAATAATTTAGTATTATACATACATGCAAACAAACCAAGATACTTTACAGTTCTACGGCACAACCTTTCAAAATAAGGTTATAGCTGTTTTATTAAAGGATAGACCATTCCTACAACAGGCACATGACATAATCGATCCAAAATACTTTTCATCAGATGCAGGTCAGTGGCTTGTTAAAACTATTTTAGAATACTTCAATCATTACAAATCACCACCAACATTAGAAGTGTTGAAAGTGAATTTGGATAAGATTGATGTGGATCTATTAAAGACAACTGTAGTAGAGAATATCCGAGAGGTGTTGAAGTTTGCTGAGGCAGAAGACTTACAATTCATAAAAGATAAAACATTAGACTTTTGTAAAAATCAAAAACTTAAAGGAGCAATACTCAAATCAGTACAATTACTACAATCTGGTAAGTATGATGAGATTAAAAGCAATATAGATGAGGCAATGAAAGCAGGAGCTGATAAAAATATTGGTCATGACTATATTGATGATATTGCTTTACGTTTTGTTGAGAATAAAAGAAACACTGTGGAAACACCATGGGATGTTATAAATGAAATAATGGATGGAGGACTTGGCACCGGTGAGATGGGAGTATTCGTAGCACCAGCAGGTATTGGAAAATCTATGGCGTTAGTAAACATTGCAGCCTATGCAGCCAAGAAAGGACTCAATGTCATTTACTACACATTAGAATTATCCGAGACCTACGTAGGAGCACGTTTTGACTCCCACTATACCGGCATACCATCACAAGATCTAAAGTTTCATCAA